GTCTTAGCAGCCCTGAGGTAGAGCAGATAGCGGCGTGGATAGGCGACCCGGTGAAGTTCGTGCGGGACAACTTCAAGGTTGAACCCGACGCCTGGCAGAAAAAGTCGCTTCGCAAGCTGGTGTCGACTGGCGATGGGTTCAAGATGTTCATGGCGTTGCGTGCCTGCGCGGGCCCTGGCAAGTCCGCGGTCATGGCGTGGGCCATATGGTGGTTCATGGCGCTCATGGCGGATGAGGTTGACGGGCTGCCGGACTTCCCCAACGCGTATTGCATGAGCATCACGCGAGACAACCTGCGGGACAACCTGTGGAAAGAGCTTCATCGCTGGCATGATGTGTCTGAGTTCATCAAGTCGCAGTTCGATATGAATTCAGACCGGGCGTATCATGTGGACCACCCGGACACATGGTTCATCAGTGCCCGTTCATTCAGCCAGTCGGCTACCGCTGAAGAGATGGGCGAGGCCCTGTCGGGCCTGCACGCCAACCGATGCGCGGTGTTCCTCGATGAGTCGGGCGGCATGCCGGCTGAAATCCTCAAACGTGCCAAGCAGGCCATGACCACCGCAAAAAAATATGGCCTCATCATGCAGGCCGGTAATCCGTCTAGCCGCGAGGGTTGCCTGTTTGAAGCTGAGAACGACAAGACCTGGACCAAGATTCGCATCACCGGCGACCCTGAAGACCCCGACCGCAGCCCGCGTATCGACCTGCAGGGCGCCAAGGACGCCATCGATAAATACGGACGCGATGACGCCTGGGTCCGCGTGTACATCCTGGGCGAGTTCCCCCTCGCCAGCCTGACGGGACTCCTGAGCGAAGTCCAGGTCAGGGCCGCTCTCGACAAACAAATTCACCCGTCCCAGTGGACTTGGAGCGACAAGCGCATCGGCATCGACGTCGCTCGCTTCGGCGATGACAGGACGGTGTTCTTCCCACGGCAGGGGAGGGTGGCGTTTCCGTGCAAGGTGCTCCGTAAGCAGGATGGGCCCACCATAGCACGACTGGCCCGCGCATCGAAGGAACGCTTCGGCGCTGAGATGCTGACCATTGACGACACCGGCGGTTGGGCGGGGAGCGTGTTGGACTTCGCCAAGATAGACGGCCTGGATATCATACCGGTCAACATGAGCGAACAGGCGGACGACCCGGACAGGTTCGTGAACAAGCGTGCGGAGTGCTACTGGCGCGCGGCAGAGTGGGTCAAGGCTGGCGGTGCGCTGCCGCCTGACCCCGACCTGGTGAAAGAGGCCACTGCAGCGCAGTACACTATCACCAGGAACCGAATCCAGATTGAAAGCAAGGACCAGATTAAAAAGCGCATCAGAGTCAGCCCTGACAAGTGGGACGCGTTCTGCCTCACGTTTGCCAGGGCTGAAGCCGTGGGCGCCAGCGTTTCACGCGGAACGGAAGGAAACGTCATCAAGGCCACCGCGGACCTGAGCTGGATGCCCCCCACCCCTGAAGAGGCCCAGGCAGAAATGCTACGGGGTGGCCCGTCGGGCGGACCGCAGATGGGTCAGCAGATGGGTCAGCAGAATGCCCTTGACAATGGGTCTGCCTCATGGGAACAATCAGGGGTAAGCAATGCAACACGGATATGAGGGCTGTAATGCGACACGCGTCTGAAAGCATCGAACAGGTTTGGGATGAACTCCTGAGCTTGGCCCAAAGGCATCACAGGGAACAGAGTTATAAGGCGCCCTTCGACCCACAGCGTCAAATCTATGAGGCCGCGGAGAGTGTGGGCATCCTACGGGTGTTCACGATGAGGGATGCAGACCGGAAGCTCTGCGGGTACGCGGGGTTCTTCGTGACCCGGCATCCGCACATGAATCTGAAGATAGCTAGCCAAGATACCCTCTACGTCTTGCCTGAGCATAGAGGCTTCGCAGCCGGACGGTTTCTGGTCTGGTGCGATGCAGCCCTGGAAGCTGACGGGGTGCAGCAAATATCGAGGGTGGTTCCGGCTCAGGCTGCAGCATTGAACCTGGGGGCCCTGGGGTATCGGGATGGAGGCAAACTGTGGGTGAAGACGAAGGACTGTATCTCACCATCCTGAACGTCTGCACCAGGCATGGCATATCGCCCTACACGGCTATCGGGGCCTTGGAGGCGGTCAAGTCAAACCTGCTGGAAGTGGCGGGGGGAGGAAAACGTGTCAGAGATAGTAATCGCGGGAATCGGACTGGCGATAAGCGCCTACGGAAGCTATGCTCAGAAGCAGCAGTCGGACCAGCAAGCCTCGGCTGCAAACCAGACGGCAGGAAAACTAGAGACTGAACAGGAAGGCGCGCAGCATCAATTGGCAGCGCAGCAAGTGGCAAATTTTGGCGGTGAGCAGGAAGACGCGCAATGGATGCAGTTCAAGCAGCTCGCGGCGTCTGCACAAGGTTTGTCGAGTCAACCCCCCGCGGCACTGAAGGGCATGTCGTCCTCTCAGGCTCCGGCGGCGGGAACGCTGAAGTAGGAGGCAAGCATGGCGCTGGGGACTTACATCAAACTGCCGGTCAAGCTCGTCGGCACCAAGGGCCTCTCAGGGGGCAGCTACAAGGGCCACAACGTGGGCGGCTCGTCCGGCGCTGCCAAGGCCTCGGGCCAGGGCGCCGGCCAGAACGGCAATTACGCCCTGGTGGACGCCGCGGGCAACTGCCTGGCGGTCTTCAAGCGCGTCCCGTGTGCGCCCTCGAAAATCAACGCTGCTCTTGCAGAGCAGGTTGCGATGATGAACGACGCTGTGACGGCCATCAACGCGGACCATTGATAGATGCCTGAATCCCGCCACCTGAACCCCCAACAGAAGCGACCCGCGGAATTGCAACCGTTCCGCCGGTCAGCCTATCCCGGCTCTAAGCCCGGGCAGGTTACGAGCGTTGCGCCGGCAAGCCGGACGCAGGTGATTCGTGACAGCGCCAAGGAGGCGTCTAAGGGCGTGCGCCGGAACACGAAGAGCGGGGGCACCCAGGGGATGGCAGTTGCGCCTGGGACCGAGCTTGGGCGCATCAAGCAGGTGGCGTTGAGGACCTTCGGATTCAAGTCGGTTCTGTGGCTCAGGCAGCAGATTGAGCTTGACAGGAGCATCTTGGAGCTGGACAGGTCTTCGTTCATCAAGACCTGGTGGGAGATGGCGACATTCTTCAGCCCTCGCTCTCCCAGGTTTCTTGAGAGTGACGTCAATCACGGCTGGATTCGTAACTACCAGATTGTAGACGACACCGCTGGGATTTGCAAAGACGTCTTAAAGGCTGGCATGTTGGCTGGCATGTCCAGCCCGACGCGCCAATGGTTCAGCATAATGACGTCAGATTATAATCTGATGGAGCAGCAGAGCGTGAAGGACTGGTGTTATGACACCAGCGCGGCGATTGCCGCAGTGTTCAACAAGGGAAACCTCTACGAAGAGTTGCCGCAGTGGTATGAGGATTCGGCGGTCTTCGGAACGGCGCTGATTTGGATGGAAGAATCGCTCAAAGACACCGTGCGGTTTCGCCGGTTGCCTGTGGGCAGCTACTCCATGCACCACGACAATGAAGGAAATATCTGCAAGTTCTATCGGGCCTTTATGATGACGGTCACGCAACTCTTGGATGAATTCGGGCAGCGCGACGCTAACGGTGAGATAACCAACTGGGAGCATTTCAGCCAGGCCGTGCGGAACGCGCATGACAATCACAATGAGGACTATTGGTTCTACGTCGGGCATTACATCCGCCCGAACAAGGAGTATGAGCCAGAGGCGCCCGGTACTCGCGGGGCTCCATTCCTTGAGGTTTACTTTGAGCGTGGGCAGGTGAACAGCAGCGCTCCGGGTGTGGACACAACCAACACCGGCTCTGAGCAGTGGCGCTTCCTGCGCGTGCGTGGGATTCAGCAGATGCCGCTCATGGAATTGATTTGGCAGAAGACCGGCGAGGATGATTATGGCACCGAGTACCCTGGCATGCGAAGCCTGGGTGATGTGAAGCAACTGCAGGCCCAGGAGCGCAAGACCTCCAAGGGTTCCGAGTTGATGATAAACCCGGCCTTGCACGGGCCCATGTCTCTCAAGACGGCGCGGGTTAGTCTGATGCCTGGTGATGTGACGACCTACGACCAGCGCGGACGGGACGAAGGGCTGAGGCCCATCCATGAGGTCAACCTGAACATCTCCATGATGGAGAACAGGTCTGACCGTATCCGCAACCGCATCCGTGAGGCCTGGTATTACGACCTGTTCCTGATGATGCAGGCTGTTGACCAACAGAAAGAGCAGCCTATCACGGCCACGGAAGTTCGGGAGAAGAAGGAAGAGAAGTTGCTGATGCTCTCCCCAGTCCTTGAGAAGGCCAATCGCCGGGGCTTTGCGCCACTCATCCAGTTCGCGTTTAGAGCCATGCAACGCCGCGGGACCATCCCCGAGTTGCCGGCCGCGCTCAAAGGCAAGCCTCTGACAGTTGAATTCACATCCATCTTCAGCCAGGCCTTGAAGATGCTTGAGCTTGAGAGCATCAAGGATTTTGAAGCCGACCTTATGCCCTTGACTCAAACGTTTGGCCCTGCTATCCTTGACAATATAGATGCCGACGAGCTTCTTCGGATGCGGGCTGACAAGGGCAACCTGCCGGCGCACATTCTCAAGGACGAGAAGGTTGTTGCTCAGGTCAGGGCCCAGCGTGCCAAGCAGCAGGCCCAGCAGGCCCAGATGCAGCAGATGCAGCAAGCAGCCGATGTGGCTAAGACGGCCGCCGCGGCTCCGACCGACCCGAACCAACCGAATGCCTTGACTGAGATGATGCAGCAGGCCAAAAACCAGCAGATTCAACCACAAGTCTAGGAGGCGGCAATGGCTGTTGTTCCTTATGCTTTGATTTATCCAACTCAGGATGGGGCTAATCGCTCTGCGATTTGCACCTGGGGGATACCAACGGCTGTGGCAAATCCTGGCAATGGCCTGGGCAACACTCCGCGCCCGTTCAAGGACTTGACCGGCGGGACCGTTGAGCCGGCGGTAACCACCTACGTTGACATGGTTCCGGGCGATACGGGGGAGGCTCTTTATGCTCCCGCTTTGGGGGAGCGTACAGTTCAGATAACGGTTGCCAATGGCGGCCAGGTGACAATCCTAGGGTCGAATGATGGCGTGAATTATTTCACGCTTTCTGATGTTTTGGGCAGTCCTCTGGCGAGTGTCGCTGTTTCTGGCATCTGGCACATCTTGGAGCAGACTGCCTGGATTAAGCCGCAATGCTTCAACGGTGGAACTGCCAATGTGGTGTTGGTTGGCAAGAGGCATTTCTAATGGCTGCCAAGAACGCTGCCACTCCTGAAGCCATTGAGGCCCAAGCCAAGGCAATAGCTGAGGCTGAACGTCAACTCAAGATTGA